CAACTGGGAAAGTTCGTGTTCGTGACGGTGGTAATACAACTATTCCGTCAATTCAAATGGGGGCTTCTGGTGTTGATGGCTTATCGTTGCCAGCAACAAATAACATTGCTTTCATTACAAATAGCTCAGAAGCCGCTAGGTTTGATGGCAGCGGTGCATTGCTGGTTGGTAAAAGCGTACAGAACAGCACAGCAACAGGCTCTCAACTTAATTCTGACGGTCTTGTCATAGCTACACGCTCATCGGCTGAACCGCTATTACTTAACCGTAAAACCTCTGATGGTAACATTGCAACCTTCCAAAAAGACGGCACCACTGTGGGGAGTATTGCATCTGTAGCTGGAACAAGAGCATCATTTAGATCAGCAAACGTGGTTGGTTATTTGGGCGTTGGTTCTACTGACTATTATGGCTTTAAATCAACAGCTTTTGTTCCTACTACAACTGCCTCTTATGACTTAGGTGGCACTGCGGAAAAGTTCAAAGATGGTCACTTTTCAGGCACAGTAAACGCAGCCAACTTCAACACCACTTCAGACGCTACCTTAAAGACCAACGTAGAGACACTGACAGGCTCACTGGATGCAGTGAAAGCAATGCGTGGTGTCTCATATGATTGGATTGAGAACGGCAACTCAGAGGTCGGTGTAATCGCTCAAGAAGTGGAAGCGGTTATTCCAGATGTAGTCAGCACAAATGACGATGGCATTAAGTCAGTTAAATATGGCAACATCGTGGCTGTACTGATTGAGGCCATCAAAGAACAGCAAGAGCAAATCTACGCTCTTAAAGAACAACTCAATAGCTAATAGTAGGAGATACGAAGATGGCGATTAAAGTAAACGGTACTACGGTTATTGATGACAGTAGGAACCTTACAAACGTAGGCGGCTTAAAGACCGTTAATGGTACTAGCCTTGTTGGCTCTGGTAACATTTCGGCTGGTGCTTCAACATCATACAATGCTGTTGGGACTTATATATTTGGGACAATTTATAACACAGGTGGTGTTGTGCATGGCTCTACTTATGCAGGTTCTTCAATTAGCCCAGCTGGTTTAGACCACAGTAATTTGTACCCTGACAACAGTGTTGACTCTGGTTATCTAACTAGAGACCCATCTACGCTTTCAGGAACTTGGAGAGGCATGGGTCGCTCCCGTTATTACTCTGGCTCCAATAGATCAAGAGTAACTCTTTTTGTGAGGATTTCTTAAAATGTCTAACAATAGAGTAACAATTACAGAAGCCCGTAACGCATCTTACATTGACGTAGATGGAAGCATTGACTGTGAAATTAACCACCCAGAGTTTGGATGGATACCTTACACACTGCGTGATGATGACACTGACACAACTGTAGATAACGCAGCGGTCAAAGCAATCCTTGGCGCAGATATCGCAGCATACGTTCCACCTACACAGGCAGAACTGGACGCACAGGCAGCGGCATCGGTTCGTGCGCAGCGTGACAGTCTTTTAGCTAGAGAAGTAGACCCTATCGTATCTAACCCACTGCGTTGGGCTGATCTAACGACAGAGCAACAGAACGCATGGTCTGCATATCGTACAGCATTGCTAGACATTACAGATCAATCTGGCTTTCCGCACAGTGTAACGTGGCCCACTAAACCTGAATAGGATGTAACAAATGAGCAGAGCAAGAGACTTAGCTAACAGTGCTGACAACGACATCTCAGGCACACTTACCGTAGATGACATCACACTCTCTGGTAACATCACTGTTGGTGGTACTGTTGATGGGCGTGACCTTGCTACGGATGGCGCAAAGCTAGACGGTGTTGAGGCTAATGCTACTGCTGACCAAACTAAAGCTGACATAGATGCGCTAAACATTAATGCTGACACACTAGATGGTCAGCACGGTTCGTATTACACAACGTATGCTGACACAGCGGTATCTAACCTTGTGGACAGCGCACCTACGACACTTGATACGCTAAACGAACTGGCAGCGGCCCTAGGTGACGATCCAAACTTTGCTACTACTGTGACAGCAAGCATTGGCACAAAACTGAATGCTAGTGATTACACAGCGGCAGACGTTTTAACTAAGATTAAGACTGTAGATGGCTCTGGGTCAGGCTTAGATGCGGATACGCTAGACGGTAGCCATGCAAGCGCATTCTTGACAGGCAACCAAACCATTACGCTTTCTGGCGATGTTAGTGGATCAGGCACAACATCAATTTCAGTTTCTCTAGCATCTGATAGCGTAGGTGCGGCAGAGATCGCAGCAAATGCTGTTGGCGCGTCTGAGCTAAACGTAACAGGCAACGGCACAACATCACAGTTTTTACGATCTGATGGTGATGGCACATTCACTTGGGCAACGCCTACAGACACAAACACAACCTATAGCGCAGGTGCAGGGTTAGATTTATCAAGTACGACTTTTAGCGTCGAAAGCGATTTGCGTGGTGATGCTTGGATAATTGGCAGAGATACCAATGACTTTATATCTGTAAATACCACGAACATAGATTTTGTATTAGACAACAATACAGACATGCGCCTTGAGAATGATGGCGATTTGCATGTCGATGGGAACGTTGTTGCATACTCTACGACGACATCTGACCCACGCCTGAAGGAAAACATTCAGCCTGTAACTAATGGACTTGAGAAGGTCATGCAGTTGAATGGTTATACCTTTGACTACAAGGCAGACGGTGTTTCTAGCGCAGGGATACTTTCTACTGAGGTCGCGAAGGTTCTGCCATCAGCGGTCAAACAATCCAAGCTAAGTCTGAAGCTAGGTGATGACAACGATACTGAGTACGATGTTGTCCAGTATGATCAGCTTACAGCATTACTCATCGAAGCGATCAAGGAACTTAAAGCTGAAATTGAGGAGCTGAAAAATGGCTCTACAAACTAGCGGGCAAATATCCCTAAACGATATTCACGTTGAAGCGGGTGGCTCTAGTGGTACGCAAGCATCTCTAAATGACACAGATATTCGTGGCTTGATTAGCAAAGGTTCAGGCGCACAATCGTCATTCTCTGAATGGTACGGCGCAACGGCTGAGACAGTGTTGACGTCTGCGGGTACTGTAAACGGTCAAGCGCAGCGTAAGCAAATCACAGCAAGTAGTTTTATTAGTTCAGGTGGCACATTGCGCATACCATCAAACATATGGGTTTGGTCTGATAGCGTAAGCACGGCTGCACTCACTGTTGATATTCCATGCACCATTATCAATGAGGGTAAGATTATTGGTAAAGGTGGCAACGGTGGCGGTGATTATACAACCGTTCAAAACGGTGGTCGCGCGATATACATTACATCATCTGGCGTGACCATAACCAACTCCTCTGGCGCATATATCGCTGGCGGTGGCGGGGGTGGGCAATCTGGACCTAACCGTGCCTCAGGGGGCGGGGGTGCTGGTGGTGCGCAAGGCGGCGACACACCTAATGGTTTGGGTGGTACAGGTGGTGCGCTTAATGCAAGCGGAATAGATGGACAAAACGGATATTCAGGCGTTGGCGCTGGCGGTGGCGCAGGCGGCGGTGGTGGCTCCGTGTTTAGATCGGGTGGCGGTGGTGGCCGTATATTGGCTGGTACAGGTGGTGCTGGTGGGATTGATACGGCAATGAACCAAGGCTGGTCTGGCGGTGACGGTGGTAGCGCTGGAAATGTCGGCAGCGCAGGTAATAATGCTGGTGGCGGCGGCGGTGGCTGGGGTGCGCGTGGCGGCTTCCAATCTACAAACAGTAATTCCTATGGCACAGGTGGCGCAGCAATCGGCAAGACTACAAGCTACACATTAAGCAACAGCGGTACAATTTACGGAGCAACATAATGGCTTATATTTACAACAGTCAAATATGCAGTACGCAAGCTGAACTTGAGAGCGCCGTAACTGCGTTTAAATCTAGATTAGACAATAACCCTACAGATTGGGTTCAGGTAAGTTTGCTTTCAGGAAGCGAAGCGGACGGATGGGTTGTGCCTGAAACACCACTAACTGACGCAGAAATTAACTCTATGGACGCAAATAGCTATTATAGTGTTTCTGATTTAATGAGCGGCAGTTCTTTTCTTGGCCTTACTGGCACAGAGGCCACTGCAAAAATAGCGGAATTACGCACACCATACGCGCAGGCATGTTCAGCAAATACGATATATGAAACATACGCGCCAACTAACGAAGACATGTCAGGTTACGTCTAATGTTTGGTTATAATCCGATAGCATCAGCCCCAGTGGCGGCAACAGATAAAATTATTTACCTGTTTACTGGTGTCTACAATGGCACGGCTGCGGATGTACCGACACTTACAGTTTATGAAGATGAAACATTCTCTGCGCCCAATGTGCTTACTGGCACAGTGCGGATTGGCACAGGCGCATTAACGCAATCACATG